AATCGGCAGGACAGGTTGCGGGAAGACCAGAGCGATTGCGTTGCTTCTAAATCGTCTAATTTCGGTCGATTTAGTAGGTGTAAATACCTCACTTATGGTTTACTATGCAGGAGAACTCGAAAGAGCTATAATGGAGAGTTTCGGAAACAAAGCTAAATCCTACTCGGAGCTAATGCGAAAACTCGAAAATTGCGGATTGCTTGTTATTGATGATTTCGGCAAGGAAAAGTTCACTGAGAGATACGAAGTTTCAGTTTTTCAGATTTTCGAGAAGCGGACAGCAAACAAGCTTCCTATTATTTTTACAACGAACTACAAAGGAGAAACACTCAAAGCGAGATTCTCTGACCAAAACAACTACGAACCATTCAGCCGTAGACTCAACGAGTTCTTCGACAGAGTGGTCTTTACAAGAAAGGAAAGATAAAAAATGAAGAGAATAAGAACAACAGACGACTCTCTCCCGAAAGTTGAAGAGTTTGACTGTGGTGAGAATGAAGAATTAGAAAGATATTTTGGCGTTCGTTTGAGCCAATATGGAATGTGTCCGCATTGCAAGCAACTTTCGCATCATCTTGATTATTGGGCTTTTATCGAAAAATGGAAAACGATACATTTGGGCTTCGTTTGTGATTGCGGAGCAAGGTGGGAAGAGAATTACAAGATAGAACCCCTTCCTATCGATATGAATGTCAACCGATTCTAAAAATAATGTATCACCAATGAACAATTAAATGACTAAAAAAACAGAAAGGAAAGATAACAATGATAACGATTAAAACAAAAGACGGAAATGTTGAGGTTGATGAAAAAGATATTTCCCTCATTTGCACGCCTCCACTTCTTTGTTCTTACAATGGAATTGTGTATCTCAAAAATGCGGACTGCATTTACTCCACTCAGACCGTATACCAGATAAAACGCATATTGCAGGATAAAGGGCTTTATTTTGCAGACGCAAATGGTTTTTGGGGGGAAGATTTTTTGGTGAGCGCAAACCCATTTATCAAATATGAAGAAAGAAATGTTCCACATGGAACAATGGAATCTGAAAACAGGGTAGAGCACCCAAACTATTACAAGCTCTCTAATGGGATTGAAGTATTGGACATTGTTCGCGACTTGCCTTTTAACATTGGGAACGTAGTGAAGTATGTTATCCGAGCGGGAAGAAAAAAAGAAGCAGGATTATCCGACAAACAAAAGCAAATCGAAGACCTCGAAAAAGCAAAGTTTTACATCGAAGACGCAATCAAACAATTAAACAAGGAGGATTAAAATATGAAAGATTATCTTCAAATTGAAGAGTGGGAAAAGTTGAATACTTTTTCTTGGAGCTACGGAGAAGACATCAATGAAGGACGTTGTTTTAAGGCTGACAAGTATGACCGTGGGCATCAAGTTTGGGAGGTATACATTACACTCCTTGATGAAGATAAAGTAAAAGCTTACGCCGAAAGTTATGTCAAAAATATTTTTCGAGAACGTCTTGACGGATACACTTTCCAGACCGCTATTAAATGGGCGTTAAAGACAGTAAAAAGCTTTCCCCAAGAATATCCTGACAGCTATTGGAAGGAACTTAAAAGGAAGGAAATCGAATCCCAGAGAGTTGTTCATTTCCCCGAAAGCATTCAACCTATTCTACGAAAGCAAGATAGGGGAATATTTTAAGAAATTTTAACCAGAATAAAAAAAATACTTAAAAAAGCCTTGACAAATAAAAAATCTATGCGAAGATAGGCGCATAAACTCAAAGAAAGAAAGTAAAAATATGAACGAAAAAAAATCTAACAACCAAAAGAATTTCGGAGTTATAAATGCTCCGTTCGTAGAAATCAATGGCGCGATAGTGAACCTCCTCCATGTCGTTGCCGCTCATTCCAAAGATGATGGAGTTTTGGTCTACTTTACAGGAGACGAAACCCCTACATTTTATAAAATTTCCTATCGGGATTTTAAGTCATTGTTGAAAAACGCATAGTCTCCGATTTTAGGAAATAAGAAAGGCGAAACAATGAAATTTACCTTAGAGGCGGCTATTCGATATGTCATTGAGAATACTCGCGACAAAACCCAAATATCCTCAAATATCGAAAAAGTTAAAAAGCTGTTCGCGGAGAAATCTGATAAGTGCCCAAATGGTTTGGAATATCTTAAAGGAGAGCATCGAGACCAATATATCCACGACATGCAAATTGCCCAAAAATGGGCGCACATTAATCGTGTGAGTATCGCAAAAATAATACTTGCTGAAATGCGTTGGCGTGTCGCAGACCGATTCGACACTGTACATAATTATTTGGGTGATGACAATATAATTCGCAAATCCGCTGTGAGCGCACAGAAAGGGGAAAGACTAATTATTCCGCTTAATATGCGCGACGGCTCTGTAATCGCGATAGGTAAGGGAAATCCCGATTGGAATTATTCTGCTCCGCATGGAGCTGGTCGTAGCATGTCTAGAAAAAAGGCAAAGGCTCAAATAAACCTAAAAGACTTTCAAGACTCTATGAATGGAGTTTGGACTTCCAGCGTTTCAGACCAAACAATAGATGAAGCACCTATGGCTTACAAAGACTCCGAAAGTATACTCGAACAAATCAAAGATACTTGCACGGTTGTAAAGCGTCTCAAACCAATCTACAACTTCAAAGCTTCCGAATAATGAACAACTCAATCGATGTGAAAATTTTTGCCGAATCCATAGAGGAAGAGGCAAAAAAACAGATAGATAATATTGCAAATAATCCCGCATTCGCGGGGGCTAAAATCCGAATTATGCCCGATGTTCACGCAGGGAAAGGTTGTGTATGCGGATTTACCGCGAAATTGGGCAGTAAAGTAGTTCCCAACCTTATCGGAGTAGATATTGGCTGTGGAGTTTTTACCTTGAAACTCAATAAAAAAGAAATTGATTTCGAAAAGTTGGATAGTGTCATAAGAACATTTATCCCGTCTGGGCGTAATGTTCGCGAAGAAAAACTCCCATTTGTGTGCGCTTCTGTAAGTATAGCAAACCCCAAGATGTGCGCAATGAGTTTCTTCGAAAATGAACTGGATTATCTTAACCGCTCTATGGGGACTCTTGGTGGAGGCAATCACTTTATCGAAATCGATGAAGATGAAGAGGGGAATAAATATCTCCTTATCCACACGGGGTCTCGCCAGTTTGGGAAAAAGGTCTGTGAGTATTGGCAAAAGATAGCCGAATATGATTGCAATACCGTACCACAAGATGAAATCGACAAAATCTTAAATCTCTAATAGAAAGGAATAAATATGACAAAAGAAGAAGAAATCCGCAAAATCAAAGAGGAAATCGAGCAACTTGAATATGAAATCGAGACGGCAAAAGCAGATATTGCGCGTCTCCAAGAAGAGCTTGAAGACCTCGAATATGAACCAGGTTGGGACGAAGTCTAAACCAATCAATAAGAAAGGTAAACTATGACAAAGAAGCTTAAAATCAGGTTTGTGAAGTTCGAACGTGCCCTTGCTATGCAGATTTTGGAGCAGGAGGGGTATTTTAAGGCGACTAAACACGTTAGAGTAAGGGCTTATCCTGCGGTTGACGAGACTTGTGTTTTTTTGCGTGGATGGGAAAAGGAATACGATTATTCTCTTAAAACTATACGCTTCAAAAACAACGTCGCCCGCGACGAATACCTCAACAATGTAATCAAGTGGATTTCGGAAGAGCAGTTTGCTACGGGCGGAAAGTTGGAAATCGGTGAAGCGTGCCTATTCTCCGACGACATGAAGGATTGGAACGCTGGCAAATACGCGGGAAAGTGCGCGAAACAACTTGGCGAACCTCGCTTTTTGGCGTTGGAGGGCAACGTTTCGATTATCCGTTGGAAATACGTTAAGCCTTTTGATGGCGAAAGTTTGAAAATCGACGGCGACGTGTATACTTGGGAAATGGAGGTGGCGGAATGAGCTATATGGACAGGACGTTTTGCCCGCCAGAGCTAGCGGACAAGCCAGACTGCGCGGAATGTTGGCGAAAATTCGACGAGTACAAATACCGCATGCACTGTGCCCACACGGGCTTTGACGATGAGGTAAGTTTTTCGGTTGGCAGGCTTTGTGAGTCAAATACCAGCCAAAAACCAGTTTCTACAAAACTGGTACTTGGTACAGATGATACAAAACAACAAGAAGAAAGGTAGTAAAATGAACGTCAATTTTAGCGTATTTATCGACAAAATCCTTTCGGGTGAAAAGCGGCAGACTATCCGTCGCGCCTCGCCGAAATGGAAAAACGTCAAGGTGGGCGACAAGCTCACCTTGTATACGGGTTTGCGGACGAAACAGTGTCGCAAGCTTGGCGAGGCGGTTGTGGAGAGCATTACGCCGATAATGATAGACACAGAGTGTGATAATGTTGCCGTTGAAACGCCGCTCGGCGATTTTAATTTGGACTTGCCCGCTTTAAATGACTTAGTAGCGCGAGACGGGTTTGATAGCAATGATGAGTTTTTCAAGTTTTTTTGTCTCAACTACAAAGTAGGCAGGTTTAAGATGTTTGTAATCCGTTGGACAGATTTTAAGGAGGCGAAAGATGAGCGCTGAACTAAAACCGTGTCCGTTCTGCGGAGGACATGCGATTATTGACGGTTGCGACGGCACGCTATGGATTGTCATTTGCAAGGAATGCAACGTCTCGATAGGATACAAAGAGACCAAAGAAGAGGCAATCGAAGCTTGGAACTTGCGCAGAACGCCGACGTTTACGCCCGACGAACGTGACGCAATCCGCCGAAATGTACGCGACTGGCGGGCTGAACGCGAGTTGTCAAAAATCGAACAAAGCATTATTGACAAGTGCGACACCTACCTGAAAGGAGGAAGCGTTGAATGAGCTACACCTTTTTGCGGGAGTCGGGGGAGGAATCCTCGGCGGAATGCTTCTCGGACATACCTGTGTTTGTGCTGTCGAGATTGAGCCTTTCTGCCGAAAAATTCTCTTGCAACGCCAGCGTGACGGAATCCTACCAAAATTCCCAATCTGGGACGATGTGCGAACTTTCGACGGCAAACCGTGGCGAGGAAAAATCGACTGCATCTGCGGAGGCTTCCCCTGCCAAGACATCTCGGCAGCAGGCAAAGGCGCGGGCATCGACGGAGCGCGAAGCGGGCTATGGAGCGAGTTCGCCCGTATTATTGGCGAAATACGACCGCGATACGCGTTCTTGGAAAACTCCCCAATGCTCACTAATCGAGGATTCGGGAGAGTGCTTGGAGACCTTTCCGAAATCGGGTATAATGCGCGGTGGTGTGTTATGGGAGCTGACGATGTGGGCGCACCCCACCGTCGCAAGCGAATCTGGATTTTGGCGCATACCGACGCCCCTTGCGAGCGACGGAAGCAAACCACAAGCAAACAGCAAGGTTCGACATCTCCGAAAATCCAAGTTTGGAGCGAGAGTGAGTTCCGTGCCTTATTGGATTCTGAAAAACTACAATATGCGGTGCACTCCGAAGATGAGCGAATGGCTGATGGGATACCCGATTTCGTGGACAGATTCCGCGCCATTGGCAACGGACAAGTTCCGCTCGTGGCGGCAACAGCTTTTAACATTTTGAAAAGAGAATTTGAAGAGGAAGACTGGTAATGATTAACGCAAACTATTACATTGAAGAAAAGAGGATAAAATGAGAATGACAAACAAGGAGCTTATTGAAAGGGCGGTTGAGCGCGGGCTGATTGTACGCCCCGCCCCGCAGAAACCCAAAACACACGTCCGCAAGGGTAGGCTTGCGCGAATTATGACCGACAGGAGAAATGGCAAATGAATAACCAAACCAAACCAAAGCGAGGGCGAAGACCTCTCCCCGTAAGTGAAAGAAAGATAGAGGTAAAAGTCTGGGTAAAACCAGAGAACAAACAAAAGGTAAAAGATTTCGCAATTAATCTTGAATCAAAATAACCAAGAAAGGAAAAGATAATGAAAAAGAATGCGACAACAAAAATAAAAAAAGGCACAAAAAGCACGGGCAAGCTTCCCTGCAAAAAGGCAGTTGCCACTAAACTTAAAAATACAACTAAGGCAACAAAGGGGAAGCCCTCTATAATCGCTAAAAATACCGATAAAAAGGCACGGGAGCGCGTAACCGTATCCAATTATCAGAAGCTCGCGATGAGGACATGTCTGCCTGAATGCAAAAGCATGAAGTATGCAAGTCCTGAACTTTGGTCTGAATGGCACGAAGCTTTCGCAAAAATCGAAGGAATGAGGGCAAAGGAGGTTCGACTTGACGGCAAATCAAATATCAAAGAATGGAAAGCTCAAAAGCTCAGAGAAATTAGAGATGAGTTGGGCGATGTATTCTGGACTGTTGCTCTTGTTTGTGAACTGAAAAAAGAAAGCTTCGCGTCTATTTTCAAAAAAACAAAACCACTAGAAGAAGAGGGAGCACATATTATTTTTATGTTTCAAGAATGCGGCATAGGATTTGAATTAGATTTTGAAATTTCTCGTCAGATTGCCACGCTTAAAAAACTCTGTTATTCTTTGGGTATAAAGCCGTTGGACTGTATGAGAGCAAATATTGCCAAGCTTGCCAAACGACAAGCACAAGGAAAACTGAGGGGCGACGGAGACAAACGATAACTACCGCGAATTTTCCAAATTAAATAACAAGTGTCTTATGGACAAAAACATAAGGCACTTAAAGAAAGGCTAAATAATATGGCAAAAGTAGATATTGAACTGGTGCAGATGGTTCTCCAACGCAATGACCTCGGAGCGCAAAAGACGGCTCAAATTATGGAGGATTTGAAATTCGAATCCAAACAGAAGGACAATGACGGCGAAAAAGAGCCAGCCGTAAAAAAGCAATTTGTAATCGTTGTGAATGACCCCTACGGAAAAATCGGCGAAACGGGCTTCGAATATCAGGGCTGGGTAGTCCAGATTCCCGAAGACGCCGCCCCGATGGAGGCTCTCGAAAAACTCCACAAGGGAGTCTACGACTTCAACCTGACTCCGAAAGGCAGGCGCATGCCCATTAAGACAATCGCGGAAGCCTGCGAGTTCGGCTCGGCAAAACTCTACAAAGAGCACAAAATCTGGGTGAAGACAAAAGAACCCGTGCTCGTGCTACGCACAAACGGAAAAATTCCCCACGATGTTATTGACGCCTAATAGATAACGTTGTAAGCAAATTAGGAAGAACAAATAATGTTCGGGCGATAGGCGGCGGAAATGTCGCAACCTTGCAAGGCTATCGCCTTTACCTTTATTCAAAATCAAATAAGCATAAATCAAATGAAAAATCGTTCGATAAAAACAATGGGGGTTGTAAGTCCCGTATCTATTCCTTGCGCAAAGTGTGGAGGCAAAGCCATGTATCAGGAATGGGCGGATACGGACTTGAACGGCAAATTAAAGCGTTATGGCGTAATATTCTGCCAAGATTGCGATAACAAAACCAAAATTCATTCCGACAGAACCGCAAAAGAAACGAAGTCCGAATGCGAATACGAGTGGTCTCGCAGGAATGAATCAATAAAAAAGGCAATCCAATGAATCTGAATCATTATGAAGTTTATGTGTGGTGGTATGCGTTTGCTCCTACCACAAAAACTCCAAAAGTCTTTTCCGACTATCTCGCAACCTTAAAGCAAGGAAAGATGGAATTTTTCGGAGAGATTATAAACAACGGAATGTATGAAGTTCCAGATGAGGAATTGAATAAGCCTTTTTTGAGCTGGTTAGACGGAAAGCGCAAAGAAGATAAGAGAAAGGCAGAGCAAAATGAAACCAACGCAAATAGCTGAAAACATAAAAAACAAGAACACAATGCCCATAAAGCAAAAGCCCAAGAACAAAAGCAAAAATAGAAATAGCGCAAAGAAGAATCAAACGTGGACTATTTCTTTCCCGCGTAGCAAAATTTTGCTTGACGTACCAGTTTGGGTTCGTATTGTAAGGGTATTCAAAAAGGATTTTAGAAGCTAATGGAAGAACTAATTGTAAATTTGGAGCTGATTCGCATAACCGCAAAGCAACTCCACTATTCAGAAAAAGGGGAATGTTTTTACGGCAATCACCTTTTGATGGACAAAATCGCTTCTGAAATGTACGACTTCGAGGACTCTATTATTGAATCCATAATCATGGCTGAAACAGGAGAACCTCCAATTCTGTCGGACATATACTCCACAATAGCTTCTAAAACGATTAAAAACCCCTCTAAAACCGATTTGCTCTCCCTCATAAAGCAAACCATATACCTTGTGGAGGAAAAGGCAAATAAAGACCGTTTTCAGGGAGATTTCGACCTTTTGGGTAGAATATCAAATAATCTTCGCCAATCTTTCTCGCTTCTGAGTAGAGTCTTGATGACTGGCGAATCCAATAAATAGCTCTTTTAAATAAGGTTGGTGCGTTTTAAAGCCCTCTTAGACTTTCTTGGGCATAGTACCGTAAAAGAATAGGTGGCAGAGGTTTGTTCATATTTCCCTCTCGCCACCTCCCTTAATCTTTTTTTTCATATTAGTATTGCAGTTGAGTGTTGATTAGAAAAGGAAGAGGGAGTAGATTTTTTCTACTCCCTCTTTTGTTTTACCACACTATGTCACTGAGCTAAATTTTCTTTGTTTCAGATAACCTATTGAAAATAGAATCCATCTTGTCTCTAATGTATTTAATATCCTCGCGAAGATATTTATGGCTGTTCTCCCATTCTTTACGCGTTACAAATTCTCGCGTAAGTTCTTCCCATGTGTAAACCTTTATGCTTACAATGTGAGTATCTACCTTTTGCTCCAAAGCCTTTATTTTGCCTTCATTGGCAATCGCTCGTTCGCTTAATACTCCAATCATATGATAATACCCGCCGATTACCACGCCGAGGGTGATTGCGGTGCGGATTACTCCCTGCAAATCAAACTTAAATTTCGGCTCTTCGTCCATGTCGCGCCTATTTGGTTGCGGGTTTTGCGTCGGCGTTTACGCCCAGAGAATCGGTTTGTATGCTCGTCTTTGTAGCTTTAACTACGACGGCGGTTTGAGCCAGTGCAGACGCGGAATCCGTGCCGTTTTGCTTGACGGGAGCTTTTACCCTCACGCCCGACACGGACAGCCAGTTGATACCGTAGCCGTTCCAGCCCAAATTAAATTTGGACACGTCCGCCGAGAGCGTAGTTGCCGCGCCGTCGGACGACGCCATAAACGCCGAAAAATCGGACGCGTCGGACTTTGTTTCGACTACGCGCACGATGTTTCCGTTCGCGTCGTACTCCGTCGTTTTGGTTTCGGAAATACTGCCGCATGCAGAAAGCAGGCACGCGGCTGAAATTGCCAATATATGTTTTTTCATTGTTTCTCCTTTTTTGATTTTTTGCATCGTTCGCAGTGAGCGATAGCCCACGCGGCGCGTCCGACGCGTTGAAGCACACAATAGCCTACCAATACGGCGCGTTCGGCAAGCCAGCGGCGCGGGTTATACCATTTAAATTTGAAGCGGATTTCGCGAAGTGCGTTCAGCAGAAACTCCTCGTCAACTGCCGCTCTCCAAGATTCTGAGCCGTTCGACATATAGTATTGCCAGTCGTGGATTGCGGCAGACGCTTCGGCATACGACATCATGCGCGTAAGCTTTCTACGGCTCGCTTCGGACTGCCAGTCCGCGCCTATGCCGTTGCAAATTTTTTGCAAATCAGCAAGCGGCGCGGAAACAAACGCATGCGGGGCGTTGAGCTTTGCGGCTCTAATCGTTTCCAAGATTTTGAGCAGTTGTTTCTTCGAATACATTATTCAGCCCCGCTTTCCTGCACATCTCCGCCGCCTTCCGTCGGCTCTTCGACCACGGGCGCAGGCATAAGCAACGCCGCAATCTGCGCAAGCATCTCATCGGGAATCTGTGCGATATAGCTTTCGCCGTAAACGTACGTCTTCGCCGCGCCGTCCGACCACTCTTCTCCCGAAGGAAATTTAATCGATGTTTCTCCTTTTAGAATAATTTGAGTAAGCGCGAAAGATATTTCTACGCCGTCTTTTGATTTCATTAATATTTTTTTAGCCATAATAATTTACTCTGTAATTGTCTAAGATTGTTGCGAAATTTGGGTTTTAAGCTCGTCCACAAATGCGGCGATTCCTGAGTCCATGTCTCCTGCCACATTGCCACTCACGGTTGCGTCATTGCCGTTGCCCGAAGCGTCCTTGATTAACTTCGTGGTCACATTGCGTGCTATCGTGTAGTTTTCAAGGGCAGTTATTGCGCCGAGTACTTCAAATTCGAAATACGGAATCGAAATCGTGGCGGTCGGCACGTCCGAGCCGTTCCAAACTATGAAGCCAACCATATTCGCCTCGATAGGCGTTTGAAAAACTATGTCCACTGCTTTGCTTGTCGGCAGGTTGCTAACAGCTACCGTGTACGGCGATGTTGTCGATGTGCCGACGTTGAGCTCAGCCTGCGAAATGCGACCGCCTGTGGTCTCCATGCCGTCCCATGTGAGCGCACCTCTGCGCACTCTAAACCACGTTCCCGCAGGATACTTTTTGTCGAACTTAAACCAAAAGCGACGTGTTGAGGCAGACGTGAGTGTGAGCGTGTAGCCGTTGTCAGACTTTGCAAGCGTGCCTTGCGTTGTCTGAGCGAGGTTGCCAGCCGTGGGCGTCGTTTGCGCCTGCACGTCGGGATTGCTTTTGACGTAGACACCGCCGCTTAAAAACGGCGGAAGACGCTTGCCCGCTTGGTAGTCGGCAAGCGAGTACGGGGCGTCGGTTGCGGAGACGTCGAAGTTAAAAATGCGGAAGTCGGAATAGCCGACTGTGCCGTCGCTTACCGATGATTGTGTGCGATTTAATAAAATATTTGAGGGAAGCGTCGGATATTCCGCCGTTATGGTCGAGCGGTTCGGCACGGAAACTCCGTTGACGAAAAGTGAAACCTGCGCGTTGCCGTCGGCAAGTTTTTTGAAGACGAACGCAAGAGCGTTGAGTCCATCGCCTACGAGAGCCGCAATGTCGGAACGCGAAAAACTGCCGAATACACCATCACCTGTGTTTATTTGTAATCTATTATCTGCTCCGAATTGTACAAGTATATATTTACCTTGTGTTGTCGTTCCGATATAAAATGGGTAAAGCACATTTGTAGTCCGCGGGACGGAGAAGTCGAAGTCTGTTTTGAAGAGCACCGAGAGCGTATCGAACGCAAGGTTGGGTGTCGCCGAAGCCGAGCCGCCCGAAAAGTACAATGTGCCGCTGTCGGACTTAGTAAGCGCAAGACGCGCAATCATTGCGCGGGTATCAGTGCGCCAGCCCTCTGGGTCAGTGATTTCGACCGCCTGCGCCGCTGCCTGTTGAGCGGTTGTTGCGGATTGTGCCGCATTAGTTGCAGCAGTCTGTGCTGTTGCCGCCGATGCTTGTGCAATATTGGAATTGTAGGTAAGTATCGGATTGGCGGCTGTCAATTCTTCAACCGTAGGAGACACAAACTGAAATGTTTTGTTCACCATTACGGTAGAGTTGTAATCTGTCGGAGGTTCAAAAGCCATGTTTTTATATAGATTTAGTTATATCCGTTCGGAGAAATCGAAAAGGCTGTCCTTTTTTCATTCCCTGTTATGAAAATGGTATGATATTTTTGTGTGTCAACGTTATAAATTTGCAAAACACTTGAAATTATCCTGTAATTGCTATTTTTATTTCCGTCTGGTATGTATTTAGCCGTAATTTCTATGGCAACTCCTGTGGTGTCTGGGACGCTCGCGATTTTAATTGCCGCCGCCCCATCTTCTCCCTCTATCCAACACTGATAAAATTCACCCGTGTTAGTGTCGTAGAGTTCAAAGATGTAATCGGTTGTAATTCTGAAATTAGATTCCATGTCAAACTCCCCATGATGTCCAAATTACCGTAACTGGGTCGCTATTCCCGCCAGAACGTCTAAATGTTCTAAAACTCGAAATACTTAAATTCATTGGCACAAATGCCTCTGTGTGCCCACCACTCATTTTGTCAGGATTATATAAAGACATTGAATAATATCCTATTTCTGCCGCAGGGTCGTTATCACCATCTCTTGTCACAGAAGAAACACTTGTTGCCGTTGCACCCATTTGAATGCGTTGGTAAGATTTAATAAGATTAACCTTAGCATACCCTGATGTGTATTTTATATCATCTACCTGTGTTCCTCCTTGCATTATAAACCCGTCAGGATATTCTCGAATCCAACAGTTTGTATTGCCATTAATATTTTGGTCAGCAGGATATATTGTGAGAGTAGGTGCTTTAAATAGCTCTACCCACTTATTGGAAAGCGACGGAGTATCGAGATTATTTGCCGATACTGACTGATAGAGCTTTTTTGGAGTACTTGTAGAACCAGCAGGATATATAACTATTGCCCCGATTGGATAGCCATTCCATGTGGAATCAACCGAAGTCCAGACATTTGGCGAAATCCATTCACTCGGCAAAATACCGTTCATAGCGTTATAGCATTCCGCACTTATACTATTTAATACCCCGTTGAAATCCTTTCCATTGGGGGGTATTCCGCCGCCAGTAGGATTAGATGTATCAACGGGAGTCATCGTCCTGCTCGGAAATCCATAATTCCATGTTGCGCTATTATCGGTAGGTTGAGATGTCCCTCCAATTCCGATTGTATTTGTATACGCAGGATTTTTAACTCCGAATATACCAAGCACTCTGTCTTTTAAAGCTCTTCCAAAACTTGCCATACTAAACAAAAAGATTATAAAAGTTACCGTATCCCTGCTCCACCTTAGAAGAATCGGATTCCGCTCTATTCAACCAAGTAGAAAGTTCATTTTCCTCAAATCCAAACGTATTCTTTGACAATACATCTATCCCTGTGTTTATAAATACTCCTGCGACTTTTGGAGCAAAATCAGGAGATGTTATTATTGTCAAATCTGAGTCCGTTGGAGTTTCCGTAAATATTATTTTCATAGACATGTCGTATCCGTCTACAACATAAGCTCCTTTGTTCGGAAAGATTCTATTAAGATATTCTCCGATTGCTACAACACTACCGTTTGAATATAGGAGGTTTATTTTAGCAAGTAAACACCTCCTAAAAGTTTCATCGTCAATCGGAACAAGTCCAATCTCAACTTCGTCCGTAGGAGATTTTTCAACCGCTCCCGTAGGTATGGAGCGATTTAAATATATAGCGTGCCATTTGCTA